ATTAAATATTCTTGTAAAATTGAATGATGATGCATTACAGATTGTAGAGCAGATATTACCATACTTTCAACCATCATTTAATGTTACAATAGATCTCATAAATGTAATTGGTGAAAAAAGAGATATTAGTGTTGTATTAGATAACATATCATTCCAAGATGACTATGAAGGAGATTTTTCAACAAGAAGGGCGTTAATATACACTTTAAACTTTACAGCTAAAACATTCTTATTTGGTCCTGTTGCTGATACTCCAGAGGGACTTATCAAGAAAGTTCAAGTTGATTATGCTACAACTATGGATGTTAGAAATGCGAGACGTGAATTGAGATATGTAGCAACACCACAAGCAAGAAAAGATTATGATACTGATGCTACATCATCAACACAAACAGAAATTAGTGCCTCTCAAACTAATATAACTGTTGCAGATAGTGGAGTATTTGTTATAAGAGATCGAATTATTATTGACTCTGAGATTATGAGAATTAATCAAATTGTAGATGCAACTACAATCGGAGTAGATAGAGCAATAGATTCAACTATTGCTGTAGTACATCAAAAAGGTTCTACAATTAATAAATTAACTGCTGCTGATGATGCTTTAGTTGATCCAGATGATAGTTTTGGATTTAACGAAGTAACAAGTTACTATGAAGATCAAAAATCTTATAGTCCTACTCGACAAACTGATGTATAATGACTAACTTTGATCCTATTGATGAAGCACTTAATATAGAGGTATCAAAAACCCCTAAAATAAGTCATGTAAAAAAGGAGGATACTTCTGATAATGATGTAACTAAAGACTATGATTACACTCGTGCTAATTTATATTCTTTAATTGAAAAAGGACAAGAAACTCTTAATGGTATTATGGAACTTGCGGGTGATAGTGCTAGTCCTAGAGCATTTGAAGTAGCGGGTCAAATAATTAAATCAGTCGCTGATACAACTGATAAGTTAATGGACTTACAGAAAAAAGTTAAAGAGGTTGAAGAAGAAAAGACTAAAACAACAAATAATGTAACTAATAACGCTTTGTTTGTAGGATCAACATCAGAATTATCTAAGATGTTAAAGCAAGGTATTCTAAATAATAATGATCAGGATAAAAAAATAAAAGATGACTAGCTTAAACATGCAGGCCAAAATCCAAAAACTTCGTGATAAACAAAAAGAGAAGGTGAAAAATTTTGGATCATCCATGAGCACTCCTGTAAAATCAAAACCAGAGGAGTCTCAGATTCATCAAGGTGATATATCCGATAAGGAATTAGCTGATAAAAGAGCAGCAAAAAAGGCAGCGATGCAGAAGGCAGCAGCACGTAAAGCAGAAATTCGTTCAGAGATAGCAAAAGAATCCATAGAAACTATTGATATAATTGGTCCAACAAATATGCATACTGTAGTTAATAATGATGGTTTATGGAAAGGAACAGAACAAATTATAGAAAAGGAGGAAGAGGAGGCACCTGGTACACCTAGTTCTGTAGAAGAAGAAAATATATCTAACTGGAAAAAGGAATTAAAACTTAGTTGGGAATAACATTTAAATATGTCTAATAATGTATATCTTGGAAATCCAAACTTAAAAAAAGCAAATACGCAGATTGAATTCACTCAAGAAAATATTCTTGAGTTTTTAAAATGTAAGGATGATCCTGTTTATTTTGCAAGAAAATATATTAAAATAGTATCTCTTGATGAGGGACTAGTTCCTTTTAATCTTTATGATTTTCAAGAAAAATTGGTTCGTAATTTTCATGAGAATCGTTTTAATATTTGTAAGATGCCAAGACAAACTGGTAAATCTACAACATGTGTATCTTACTTATTACATTATGCAGTTTTTAATGAAAATGTAAATATAGCAATATTAGCAAACAAAGCGTCAACAGCAAGAGATTTATTAGGTAGACTTCAATTAGCATATGAAAATTTACCAAGATGGATGCAGCAAGGTATTATTTCTTGGAATAAAGGATCATTAGAGTTAGAAAATGGATCGAAAATATCTGCAAACTCAACTTCATCATCAGCTGTTCGAGGTGGATCATATAACGTAATATTTCTTGATGAGTTTGCGTTTATTCCAAATCATATTGCCGATGAATTTTTTGCCTCTGTATATCCCACGATTACCTCTGGTCAAAGCACAAAAGTTATAATTGTTTCTACCCCAAGAGGTATGAATCATTTTTATCGTATGTGGCATGATGCTGAAAAAGGTAAAAGCGAATATATTCCAACCGATGTTCATTGGTCGGAAGTTCCTGGTAGAGATTCTTTATGGAAAGAACAAACAATTGCAAATACTTCTGAAGCACAATTTAAAATTGAGTTTGAGTGTGAATTTTTAGGATCAATTAATACACTAATCGCTCCAAATAAACTTAGAAATTTAATATATGAAGATCCTATTAATAGAAATGCTGGTCTTGATATCTATGAAAATCCAATTAAAGATCATAATTATTTGATTACAGTCGATGTTGCTCGTGGATTAGGAAACGATTATTCGGCTTTTATTGTTTTTGATATTACAAGTTTTCCATATAAAGTTGTAGCAAAGTATCGAAATAATGAAATTAAACCAATGTTATTTCCAAACATCATATATGATGTAGCAAAAGGATATAATGAATCATTTTTGTTAATAGAAGTAAACGATATTGGAGATCAGGTTGCCAGTATACTACAATATGATTTAGAATATGAAAACATACTTATGTGTTCTATGAGAGGTCGTGCGGGTCAAGTTGTTGGATCTGGATTTAGTGGTAAAAAATCTCAACTTGGAGTGAGAACAACTGCTGCTGTTAAAAAATTAGGTTGTAGTAATTTAAAAACTTTAATTGAAGATGATAAATTACTTACAAATGATTATGATGTAATATCAGAATTAACTACATTTTCACAAAAACATAATTCATTTGAGGCAGAAGAAGGTTGTAATGATGACTTAGCAATGTGCCTTGTAATATTTGCATGGTTAGTGGCACAGGATTATTTTAAAGAAATGACTGATAATGATGTAAGAAAAAGAATATATGAGGAACAAAAAAATCAAATCGAACAAGATATGGCACCTTTTGGTTTTATGTCTGATGGTTTAGATGATAATTCATTTGTTGATAAAGAAGGAGATTTATGGAAAGTTGATGAATATGGTGACAGATCTTATATGTGGGATTATCGGTAATGAAGAATTTATTTAAACATGCGAAATTGAAAAGATTATTAAATAAATCATTTCCAAATAAAAAGATAACCATAACAGATAATAAGGATGGAACACAAACAATTCTAATACTATAATGGATTTCAATGATCAGATAGATTTAGAACATTTATTATTCTCTGAAAGAAAGTGTCGAAAATGTGGAGAAGTAAAGGATTTGGTTGATGGTTTTTATCTGACTCATAAGGATAGATCTACTCTCGCTTCATCATATTCTTACGAATGTAAGATATGTACCATCAAGAGAATAGTTGAGAATAGGAAGAAGAAAAAGATATTTACTGATTGGATGTATCCAGATTGGTAGTGTTCACGTACTGTTTTCCCGTTGAAAATACCCTTTTTAATAAATAATTTCAGTATAAATCTGAGATTTGGAGAATAAAAGATGCCCATTAATTTAGCATCTCCTGGAATTTTGGTAAGAGAGGTTGACCTTACTATTGGTAGAGTAGACACTGCAACCGATAAGACTGCTGCTATAGTAGCTGCCTTTTCTAAAGGACCAGTTAACATACCTACAACTGTAGAGAACGAAGCTGATCTTATTGACCTTTTTGGAGAACCAACTGCCACGGATAGTCAATATGAAGATTGGATGGTAGCATCTTCATACTTATCATATGGTGGAGTTTTAAGTGTAGTTAGAGCAGATGATGACGATCTTAAGAACGCATATGCTGGAATATCAACAACAGGTATAAAAATAAGATCTGTAGATGATTACACTAATAATGGTTATGATGAAAGCACTATTACAGGTGTAACTGTAGCAGCAAGAAATCCTGGATCTTGGGGAAATGATGTAAAAGTCGCTATCGTTGATAACGCAGCTGATCAAATACTTGTAGTTGGATCAGGACATACCGCAACTGTTGGTATGGGAATTTCAATGGCAGTTCCATCCGCAACTTATCAAATATCAGCGGGTTCAACATCTGTTCTTGATGGATTCTATAAAGGAATAGTTACTGAGGCAGATATAGATAGTCAGATTAGTGTTAAATTTACT